AAAACATTTAAGAACGAGTTTAAAAAATGAAATACCTTTAGACCATATTAACCAATGTGTGCATAATTTTGCAGTTAATCCTAAATTAGAAACGTTTTATTTCGTATCTTATAGACCTGAAAGTATTAAACCAATGTTTGTGCAAAAATTAACACGTGAAAGTTTAGTTAATATAGGAACAGAAGCAAAACCAGTAATTAAAACTATTTCAGAAGTTGTAGCTGAAATTTACAAACATACAGAAATATTACAACAAAAAATAACAAAATCAATTAACAAATTAAAATTTTAACAATGGAAGTAATCGGGAAAGTAAAAGTAATTAATCCAGTTCAAGATGTTAGCGCATCATTCAAAAAACAAGAGTTTGTAGTAACTACAGACGAAACATATCCACAACATATAGCAATGGAATTTCAACAAGATAAATGCAGTAAATTAGATGGTGTTGGTGTTGGCGATGAGGTTAAAGTAAGTATAAATTTACGAGGTCGTGAATGGGTTAATCCGCAAGGAGAAACTAAATATTTCAACACTATTCAAGCGTGGAATATTGAAGTAACTAAAAAGAACTTTTAACTAAAAATTAAATCCGAATTGCTTTGTAGTTCGGATTTTTTTTGTAGATTTGTGATGTTGGAGTGGTAACCAATAGAATATGAAAAACATTTAATCCATAATCTGGAGGCGTTTACCACAATAGCCAAAGGATTATGGATTTTTTAATTTATTTTATTTTACACATTATGCGAGTATTAAAAGAAGAACTTACAATAAGTTCAATTTCTATCTATGAGGACTTTGTAGATTTTCCAGAACATTTTATTAACTACATTGATATCTTTAGGCTTTCTTTAGGCATTGAGTTTGAAATTCAACTTAAAGATGAGTATTTAAACTCTAAAGAAATTCAAAAAGAAATAAAAGATTATATTAATAAAAAATATAATTCTTTTAAAGTAACTTTTACTGAAAGCCAATTACCTTTTTAATTATGAAATTATTTATAACAAACAAAAAAGCGTTTGAAGATAATTTCAATGATTTATCTTTAACAAGAAAAATGCACATCGAGGCATTTAATGAACTTAAACTATCTATTGACAGTAGCTTTTCTATTCCGTTGTGTTTAACTCCAAGTTATGACGATAATGGTTGTGCTATATTGGACTTTGTAAATAAAAAAGACGATATTTATTTTTACCAATTTACTACAACCGCTAAATAAATAACTATGTTAGAAACTAATAAAGCTTTAAAGTTTTTAGAACATTTTTCAATTATTACCGTAGCTGAAAATAAGATACCAAACTTTAGTTGGAAAAAATACCAAACCGAAAAAATACTACCGGTTGAATTTATAAAACAATATGAGTACAAAGGTGGAATTATTAAAAAAGATGGTTTAAAAATTCCTAAAACTGATAATTTTGGAATAGTTTGCGGATTTGAACATTTAGAATGTATTGACGTTGATTTAAAAGTTTTTTCTACTGCTAAAGAACAAAAGGAATTTTGGGAGGAGTATATAGGTTATTTATCTGATAACATTTTAGACTTTGAGGATAAGTTTGTAATTTATAAAACAAAAAACGCTGGTTATCATATTTTATATAAAACGAAAAGAGTACAAGGTAATTTAAAGTTAGCAAAGTTACAAGGACATAAAGAGGCGATAATTGAAACACGAGGAATTGGTGGTTATATATTTACCTATCCGGATAACAAAGTTTCTAAAAAATCATACTTTGAAATAGATTATATTTCAGATGACGATAGAGAAATATTATTTTCATTCTCTAAAATGTATGATTATATTGATGTTAAACCTATTGAGCCAGAACGTAAAAAACACGAATATCAAGAAACCGAAATAACTTGTTGGGAAGATTATAATAACAAAACAGATATTTTTGATGTTATTGGTAATGACTTTTCAGTAGTTGGAAACTTAAATAAAAAGTACGTTATAAAAAGACACGGAGCAAGTTCGCCACATTCCGGATATGTTTTTAAAGATAGTGGTTGTATGTATCTTTTTTCAACCGGTACAATATACCCTCACGAAAAATTAATAACGCCATTTTTAGCTTTTTGTCATCGTTACCATTCCGGAGATATTTCAGCCGGAGCAAGTGAATTATATAAATTAGGTTTTGGTTCACGATTAAAAAAAGCTATTAGTGAAAAGACTAAAAGTATTGAATTAAATGAGCCATTAATTGAGGAATATAATTATAATAAAGAGGATTTAAAATTTCCTATTGATATTTTTCCAAAGCCGGTGCAATCTTATATTTTAGAATGTAATTCAAAATTAGATAGTAATGTAGATTATATGGGTTGTTCTTTGTTGTGGTTAATATCTGTTTGTATTGGTAATGCTATTGAAATTGAAGTAAAAAGAGGATGGAATGAAAACGCTACTATTTGGATATCTTTAGTAGGTAAAGCCGGAATAGGTAAAACTCCAAGTATAAATAATATTATTTTTCCATTACAAAAGATTAATTCACGTGAAATAAAAGCATACTACAAAGAACTTGAAAAGTTTGAGTTTTATGATGCATTACCGGCTAAAGAAAAAAAGGAATATCCGGAAGTACAAAAGCCGGTTAAAAAGCAATTTATTGCTAATGATATTACTTTAGAGGCGTTAATTGATTTGCACCAAGAAAGCGATAACGCAGTAGGAATGTTTAAAGATGAGTTAGCCGGATGGTTAAAAGATATGAATCGTTATCGTGCCGGTTCGGATTTAGAATTTTGGTTAAGTTGTTGGAGTAGTAAATCTGTTTCTTTAAATCGTTTAACTCGAAAAGGTTCTTTTATAGATAAACCATTTATACCGGTTTTAGGTGGTATTCAACCAAGTATATTAAACTCTTTTTATACAGAAGAAAATAAAGATAACGGATTTATGGATAGAATGCTTTTATCTTTTCCGGATGCTAAAATAGAATTGTATAATGAAAATGAATTAGATTATGAAATACTTGAATGGTTTAAAGATAACGTAGTTTGTTTTTATGATACTTTGAAAGGAGTTATTAAAAGAAACCAAGACGGTATTATTGAAAGTTTAACCGCTAAATTTTCAGAAGACGCAAAAAAAGAATGGATGCGTATTTTTAACGATATTTCTAACTTTCAGAATGATGACAATGAGAATGAATATTTAAAAAGTATGTACCCAAAACAAAAGAGTTACATTCCACGTTTTGCATTACTAATCCACGTTTTTGATGAATTTTTTAGCGATGGTGGTAATACTTTGTTGATTTCAAAAGATAGTATATTAAAGGCTGAAAAATTAAGTAAGTATTTTGTGGCTACCGCAAAGAAAGTTAAAATAAATTCGGTTGAAGTTAATAATATAAAAGCTACTGCGAAAAAAGGAACTAATAATTTTGAGAAGTTAAAATTTATTTATGATGAAAATCCTAATTTTAACAGAAAACAAACCGCTGAACTTTTAGGAATTAGTAGGCAACAAATTATTAACTTAATTAAAAAAATAGAGAATAAAGTGTAAAGTAAGTGTAAAGTGTAAAATCAATAGTTTACACCTGTTTTTCAATGTTTATAGTGCTTAACAAGTGTAAAGTGTAAAGTTTACGTCAAATCGAAAAAATAAAATTTTTATAAATTATTTTTTAAAAAGTAAGTTTAGTGTAAAGTTTACACCTAAAACTTTGGTAAGTACTATAAAATATAAGATTTTAGTGTAAAGTAGTGTAAACTTTGTAAGAAAATTCGCTTTACACTTGTTTACACCTAATAAAATAAAAAATTATGATGCAATTAAGACAATACCAAATAGAAATATCTAACAAAGCAGTTGATATTTTAAATAAATTAAAGATAGTTTATTTAGCAATGGAAGTGCGAACTGGTAAAACATTAACCGCTTTAAATACTGCAGAACTTTATAAATCTAAAAAGGTTTTATTTCTAACTAAAAAGAAAGCTATTCAGTCAATTATAAATGATTATAATAATTTTGGGTTTACTTTTGAATTAGTGGTTATAAATAATGAAAGTTTACACTTAATAAAAGATAATGATTTTGATTTATTAATTAGTGATGAGCATCATAGAAACGGAGCATTTCCAAAACCTAATAAAATAACAAAATTAATAAAAGAACGTTTCTCAAAATTACCTATGATTTTCTTATCCGGAACACCAACGCCGGAAAGTTACTCTCAATGGTATCATCAGTTTTGGGTCTCTGATAACACACCATTTATTGAAAAAACATTTTATAAGTTTGCTAATGCTGGTTACGTAGATGTAAAACTTAAATATGTAGGTTACGCAAACGTAAAAGATTATAGTACTTTATCTGAAAAAGGTTTATTGTATTTACATATATTAAAAAAAGAATATATTTTATCTTATACACAAGAACAAAGCGGATTTAATTCTAAAGTAATTGAAAACGTAATTGATGTAAAAATGAATAATGTTACTTATCTAATTGCAAATAAATTAAAATCAGATAATATATTTAAAGGTAATAATGATTTAATTATAGCAGATACCGGAGTAAAATTAATGAGTAAATTACATCAAATATATTCCGGAACTTGTATTTTAGAAAGCGGTAAAAGTGTTATTTTAGATAACTCAAAATGTAAAACGATTGAAAGTAATTTTATTAATAATAAAATAGCTATATTTTATAAATTCCAAGCGGAATACGATTTAATAAAACAATACTTTAATCATAAAATAACTAATGATTTAAAAGAATTTAATACAACAGATAAATGGATAGCTTTGCAAATAGTTTCCGGAAGAGAGGGAATCAGTTTAAAAGAGGCGGATTATTTAGTTTACTTTAATATTGATTATTCTGCAGTGTCATATTGGCAAAGTCGTGATAGATTAACCACAATGGAACGAAAAGAAAATAATGTGTATTGGTTGTTTTCGGATAAAGGAATAGAAAAACAGATTTATAAAGCAGTACAAAATAAAAAGAATTTTACCTTATCAATATTTAAAAAAGAAAATAATGGCGTCAAAATTCCAAAGTAAAGTAATAAAAGAATATAAATCTAAAGGTTATTTAGTTTTAAATATTATAAAACTTTCAGCAAATGGTTATCCGGATTTACTTTGTATTAAAGAAAATGAAATTGATTTATGGATTGAGTGCAAAGAAAAAAACGACACTTTAAAAGAACTGCAAAAACAAAGAATTGACGAGCTTAATTTTTTAGGTAAAAAAGCAATATGCTTACAAGACACTAACGGACAAATATATCCTTAATATGGCGACACCTAAACCAACAACAGCACTAGACCCGAATACGAAATTAAAACTAATTGCAATACATAAGGTTACATCGGAGGAGTTTATAAAAGAAACAACCTACCACGAATATCAAACACTAAAAAGAAACAGTAATTATTATTATAAAGCGGTGCAGATATGAAGAAAGTAATATGGTCGTTATTTGATAGCGAAACAGCAATAACTCAACAATTAAATTCAAATGATTATATTGTTTATTCTATTGGATTACCAAGTTCATCAGCTCTTACAGATAATTTTATTAAAATGGATTTATCTAAAAAAAGTTGTTTAAAGAAATTAGAAAAATTACCTAAACCCGATATAATTTTTGCAAGTCCACCTTGTGAAACTTGGGTTACTTTGAATATTGGTAACGTTAAATTTTTTAAAAGAAACTATAACGAACATAATTTATATTGGCAAAAGAATTTTAAACCAAACAATTATATGGTTAAACATAATGATTTAAGATTATTTGGACAAAAAACAGCTTATTTTACATCGCAAATAATTAAAAAATTTAACCCGGAGTTTTGGTTTATTGAAAATGGAAGCAGTAGTTTAATATTTAAGTATATTTATAAATACCATAATTTAAAAGGAAATCAAAATAAAACTTATTATTCAAGTTATGATAATATTAATTTTGGATTAAAACCAACAACTATATATTCTAATTTAAAACTTAATTTAAGAAGAGATATTAGAAAGTCAAATATTCATATTGCAATTTGTAAATCAAGTATAAAAAACAATAAAACAATATTAAGTACTTATTGTGAACGTTCAAAAGTTCCAATAGAATTATATCAACATATTTTATCAATTTACGAAAACAAAGAACAATTAACGTTAAAACTTATTTAAAAACATGAAACTAAAAAAAGCGATTAAGATTTTAAAAGACCACAACGATTGGCGCAAAGGTTCGGATACTGTACTAATGACCGAACCTAAAACGCTAACAAAAGCAATTGAAACAATATTAGCTTATTTAGAACCAATATAAATTAACTCAAAAGTTTGGTGGTATAAAAAATTACACTATCTTTGACATATCAAACTAAAAGAAATAGGGATTATGTTTAAAAAATATCAACATTTAGAAAGATTTGGAACTACCGAAGTCCAAAACATTGAATTAGGAGAGTGTTTTATATTTCCTAAAATTGACGGAACAAATGCAAGCGTATGGTTTCATAACGGAGAAATACAAGCTGGAAGTAGAACACGTCATTTATCACTTGAAAAAGATAATGCTGGATTTTTAGAATGGGCTTTAAAACAAGAAAACTTATTAAATTATTTAAAAGAAAATCCAACACATAGACTTTTTGGAGAATGGCTTGTGCCACATTCTTTAAGGACTTACAGAAGCGATTCTTGGAGAAAGTTCTATGTTTTTGAAGTTGTTGTTGATAGATTAGAAAATGAATTAACTCACGATGCAGATGAAAAGTTTAATTACTTGCATTATAACGATTACAAGCCATTATTAGAGAAACACGAAATTGATTTTATACCACCAATTGCAGTAATTAGAAATGGTAATTACGAGCAATTAGTAAATCAATTAATGAAAAACGATTTTCTTATTGAAGATGGTAAAGGTTGCGGAGAAGGAATAGTTTTGAAGAATTACGATTTTAAAAACAAATTTGGTCGTAAAACTTGGGCTAAAATTGTAACAAGTGAGTTCAAAGAAAAACACGCTAAAGTAATGGGTAAATCAACTATTGAAGGTAAAAAAATGGTTGAAGAAGAAATTGCTGAAAAATATGTTACTACTGCTTTTTGCGAAAAAGAGTTCGCTAAAATTGAAAGCGTTGATGGTTGGAGTAGTAAAATGATACCAAGATTGCTAAATGTAATTTTCTACGAAATTGTAAAAGAAGAAAGTTGGAATTTTGTAAAAGAAAATCGTAACCCGACTATCAATTTCAAAACTTTACAACATTTTGTTTTTGCAAAAGTTAGAGAACGTTTACCAAATTTATTTTAACAATGTACAACCACCTATTCAACCAAACACCACACTCAACATACAAATTAGCGCAAATTTTAAACGTTTCTGTTTCTTCGGTAATATCCTTTAGAAAATCAAAAAACGTTAATTACGAGCGTTTATTTGAGTTTATGATAAAGTTGGAAATAAAAGAGTTTGAATTTAATAATGGTAAAAGTAAAATAAATGTTAAGGTATGACAAAAGGTAAAAAACAAATAGAGGCATTTTTATTGTCTTTCGCAATTTTTTCAATAGTTTATTGCGTGACATTTGCATTTATTATTGGGATTATTAGCAGAGATTATGAAAATAAAATTGATAGACTGCAAAAACAATTAATAAAACAACAAATCAAAAAGTTATGACAAAGGAAGAAAAAATAAAAGAGGCTTGGTCTAATTATTATACTGGAGAAGTTGACGAGAATGGATGGTTAAAAATAAATTCTGAAGTTAACACAAGCGATGACTTATTTGATAGATTAGAAATTGATTCAAAAAGTTATTTAATGAGACCTAAATCCCTACAAGGAATAGAAAACAACAACGGTTGGGTTAAGATTGAAAGCGAAAATGATTTACCGAAAGAAAAAGAACTATTCAGATTTATTCCTTGCAATCAATTTGATAACGAATTTATAGGATGGATAGATTTTGAAAAGAAAGAAGTGTTTTTTATTGACTTTAAACATTACAAAGTTTTAAAAGATGGTAATAAATATGGTTCAGAAACTAATGCTTGGTTAATTAATCAAATTACACACTACCAACCAATAATTAAACCACAACCGCCAATTTATTAACTATGGAAAAAACACCTACGCAAGAGTTGATTGATGAATTGCAAGATAGTTGCCCTAAATTTTACGAAAGCCATTACAACTATTTACACAATCTACTCGAAAAAGAAAAGCAAGTTAACGAACATTTTTACGAACAAGGACACGAAATAGGTAACGAGGTATCTTTTGAAGACTACTACAACCAAAAATTTAAAAAATGAAAATACTACAATCAACAACCGATTTTGTTTTAGCTAATTCAGATGAAAATAGCAAAGAGTACCAACACGCCAAAACACTAAAGTTAAAACCTGAACTTTGGATGTTCGTTCCAACGGATGAAAATGGAAATGTTTTGGAAGAGCCTTATAATTATAAAATTTATGATCCAGGGTATTCTGGAACAGAAAAAGATATTGATTTTATAGAATGTCAAAAATACCAAACCGCACTATCTAAAGTATGGTTTAATGGGTGGTTTTTGCATTTAATAAACGAAGAATTTATTAGAATAGGAAATAGAAAATGTTTCTTAACAAACTACAAAGATTCAGATAATTGGTTTTTAAACGCCCCACACGACAATTCTATACAAATACAAACAATCGAACAATTAATCCCACACAACCTAGAAATTACTGAAAACTATGGAAAATAAACTTACATTAGAACATTTAGCACCTTATTTGCCTTATGGGTTGAAATGTGATATTTTTTTTGCGCAACAAAATATGGGGTCTTGCGTATGGAGAGTTAGAAAATTAGATTCTTACTATTTAGATAAACTAAAAAATAATTTAGAATTTATACAACCAATCCTAAGGCCACTATCAGACCTCACAAAAGAAATTGAAGTTGATGGAGAAAAGTTTGTGCCTATGGAAAAGTTAAAAAAAGAATTTAATAAAACTTTAGATATATATAGTTTATTAAGCGATGAAATATATATCGATATAGATACAGAAAATTACTCACAAACTATTAATTTATTAGATGGTTATAAAATAGTTCAACAACTACTAAAATGGCACTTTGACATCAACAATCTAATCGAAAAAGGTTTAGCAATTGACATTAATACACTATTAAATGGAAAATAAACCCCTACCATTCAATAAATGGTTCAAGCCATATTACACCAGTATAACAGCCATTGCAGAAAAATATGCAAAATATGTCGATAGTTTCAAAAATAAATAGTAATTTTGTTTTATGGCTTATACAGTTGAGGAAATAGAAAAGACTTTTAATTTAATATGTGAGGAACTTGAAAAAGGCTATTCTTTACGTTCTATTTTAAGGCGTGAAAATATGCCAAGTAGTAGAACTTTCTTCAAATGGATTGATGAAAGCACGGAAAAAGTAAAACAATACGAGAGAAGTGTAGAATTAAGAAGCGAGTTTTTATTTGATGAAATTATTGAAATAGCTGATAAACAAGGCGAAGATGTAGGTGAAGATGAAAACGGAAATACTGTAATAAATCACAATATTGTACAAAGAAATAGATTACAAATCGATGCTCGTAAATGGGCATTGTCAAAAATGTTACCTAAAAAATATGGCGACAAATTAGATATTACTTCTAAAGATAAAGAAATTAATAATATTCCAAAAACATTGGAAGTTACAATAGTTCCACCATTAGAAGAGGATTAATGAATTTCAAAGCTACTATTGTTTATCAGAAAAATTACGATGCCATTAATAAAAAATGCTACATCGTTAAGAAAGTCAAAGATAATGTTTTTGACTTTTTTGTTATAGACAATAATGGAACTTACAAAATTCATTCACAACACGAAGTAGATTTATCAAAATATCAATTAGATGAGTTTTCAGAATATTCTTTTTTTTCAATTATAAACGACAGAGAGTTTCCGAAAGAATTAATTTACAATCGTTATCGTTATATTTGCAACAAAGGGAGTTCAAGAAGCAGTAAAACTATTTCTTTAATTGATTTGTATGATACTTATGGCAGAGCGAATTTAAACAAACGTATGACCGTTTGGCGTGATACTAAAACAGATTGTAAAAAAACTGTTTTAAATGATGCTTTAAAGCGATTAAAAACAACCAACAGAT